TTTGACCGCTACAACCTAAGCATGTTTGGTGTACCCAACGTTTCAGAATGGACACCAAAGAGCCTAGGACGCCTAATTGACGAACTGCCATACGGTCCAACCCCACGCAGAAACGGCAAAAACACCCTTGAGGTAGAGAAGTGGCGCAAGCGTAAAGAAATGCTTGCAGCGACTGGCGAAAACCCATTCCTTGTCCTCTCGCGCGTTATCCAAGCAATCGAACACGCCAAGCTTGAAAAGAACCTCGTACAGAACTGGTCAGAAGAATTCTCATTCCTAAAAGAATTCCCAAACCTGACCAAAGAGCAGGCATTCAAGAAGGCACTAAAAGAAGGCTACGTCACCATCGACCTAGTGGCACCGAACGGCACAAACCTTTCACGCCACCTTCCAAAGCCAGAAGAGGGCGGTCTATACCACCCGCTGATCGCTAAAGAATTCGCTGCAGTCAACCGCGAAATCAACCGCCTATACAACGGTAAAAAGCTGCCAGAATTTGTGAACGTAGCAATGGAAATGCTAAACGTTCTAAAGTTTACGCAAACTACCGCTAACCCACGCCACCACGTAACCAACTGGTTTGGCGACTCGTCAACCGCCATCATCGGCGGAGCACGCGACGTTCGCCAGTGGGCTAAGGCATACCAGCTTTCAGGCGACTGGGCTGTAGCCAAGGGCGAAGCAGACTACGGCTTCATCGCAAAAATGCGAGGAAAAGACCAAGCAGAAATGTCCCTAGCGCGCTCAGTACGTCACCTACAGGGTAAGCCAAACGCTCTAATGAACCAAGAAGGTGCGTCACTAACCGCAGGCGTAACCATCAACGGCAAGAACCTCAAGCTAGACGACGCTACTCTTATTGACCGTTTTGAGCGCTACGCTGTACTGCTTGGACAGCAGCAAATCAGCGACCTCAAAGGTTTGCAAGAATCAGCAGACATAATGAGTAACGCAGCCACCCCACGTGGCAACCTTTTCGGAACCGTACGCACCAAGCTCAATGTAGGCTTCGAAAAGTTCTCACGCCCATTCGGTGACTTTGCAGCAGCATACGGAAACGCACCGCGTGTAGCCACCGCGCTAAGCGTCATGCAGTCACGCGCTTGGAAGAGCGAAAACGAGATGTGGGCTGCAGTAGCAAACAAGGTGCACACCATGCACCCAAGCACCTACTCGCTAACCGCATTTGAGCGCAAGTACCCTCGCCTAATCGCAAGCTACTACACATGGTTGCGTGTGGCACACAACGCCTTCCTCTACATGGCAATGAACCACACCGCAGCAATGACCGTATACAGCAAGTACCAGTACAACATGGCAGAAACTCAAGGCCTAGACCCGAAGAGCATTGGAACCCCATGGGCTGACAAGAGCAGCACTCCGGGCTACCTAAACTACTCGACCTACGGCCCAACAGCAGTTGGACCAAACGGGCCGATGCTGTTCAAGCCTGCGATCCTTCCGCTGGACGTCATCGATACTTGGAACATCCAGTTCGACCCAACCCTGTCATTTGATGCTAATGCTATTCAGGCTGCACAAGACATTGGTCAGGGCGTACTTGGTCGCAACATCAACATGCTGCTTCAACCGGGCATCGAACTGATTACACGCACCGACCCATCAACCGGTCGCCCAACAAAAATCAACGACATTGCAACCTTCACCGACAAAGCAATGTCGATGGTTGGTACCACAAGCCTCCTAAAGGGCCTAGGAATCTACACCCCAAGCAACAAGGGTGCAGACTCAACCAACCCACTAACCGACCGTCAGCGCGAACTTCTACGCCAAAACTGGCTAGGATTGAACCCGCTACAACAAAAAGCGCAAGACATTTACACCGGAGCAAACATGAACATCGCCCAGCAGGAGCAATCAGCCTTCTGGCAGCGCTACCTACAGAAACTACAAGACGAACAAGGAAAATAATGGATGAGACCGAAGCTCTAAAAGAGAGCTCACGCATAATGTTCACCAACCTCAACGCAGTGTACGCACTGCACGAGGAGATGGATCAGTGCTGCAGACACTGCAGCCAGCTGAAAGGCAAACCCATCTACTACCCATGCCCAACAGTGTACCTACTGCTAGATGGCATGAAAGAAGAAACCCCCACCGAATAGGTAGGGGTTCTCCTCTTTAAACAGGCTTTAGTCGCCCAACTCGCTGATCTTAGAAATCAGCTCATCAATCTTCATCTGACGGTCAGCCAAACCATTAGAACCAGTCTCAGCAAGCAAAGCCTTCAACTGCTTCAACAAGGCGTCCTTAGACTCCACAGGAGCTGCTGAGCTCATCTCAGCGCCACACTTGTCGCACTTACCGCCAGACTCAGACTCAACTTCAATTTCAATGCTTGTAGACATTATTTGTCACCCTTTCTAGGTGGTATACGCCCTTCGGCGCGAAGCTTACTCAACTGAATAGCAATCGCCTGCTTCTTCGGCAGATAATCACGCTTACCATCTTTCATGTGGTAAGCCTGCTTCTCAGTGAACTTATAAGGCATTAGTGTGTTGGGCTCGCAGGAATAACAAACTTAGAAGTAGGCTTCTTGCGGTTAGGCAATGGCACAGCCGACTTCTTGTTAGCCTCTTCAAGGTCCTTCAAAAACTTAACCTGACCCGGAGAGGTAGACCAGTCTTTTACAACCTTGTTCTTAGCAACCTTCTTGGCAGCCTCAGACGGAGTTGGTTTTGGAGTAGCCATTACTTTTCCTTAGTGTTCTTAGCGATAATACGAGAAGCTGACTCATTCAGCTCCGCCTCAGTAATCTTGCCATCCTCAAGATAAGCCTTAGAGAGCTCTTCAGCAACCTCCAAAACACCCACCCAAGCAGCAAGAGCCAACGACAGCCACACCTCTGCACCAAGCAAAGCCGAGCCACCACCAGTAGTCGAAATCTTCAAAACAATAGTCGCAACAGTACGACCAGCGATCTTCTTAGGCATATTAGTAGCCATTATTTACCAGCTTTCTTGCGAGCTGCAGCAATAGCGGCCGCACGAGCAGCGCCAGTCATGCGAGCTTCCTCAGCAGCACGCGACCAGTTCTGTCGAGTAGCATCCTTGTAGCCACGAACATCCTTAGATGAACGCGAAACGTTAGAAGGGTCGTTAGCTTTCTTGAGATCACGCTGACGACCAGCAGCACGCTGACGAGCAGCCTCAGACTCCTGATCGGCAATCTGGCGTGGAGTCATTCTAGTAGCCATTATTCTGCCTTCTTAGCAGCTGGACGTACACTTGCTTTTGCAGGGGTGACATCCTCCGCCACTTCCGCAACTGGCTTGGCTGCCACAGGCGCAACCTTAGAAACAGGCGCAACAGGAGCCTCCTTAGCATCGCGAGCAATACGAATCTCAATAGCAACAATCGGGTCAGAAACCTTACCAAAAAACACCGACTGGTCATCAGGGCCAAACGACAAGTGCAAATGTGCGCCATGGCTTGCTGAACCAGTGTTACCAACCAAACCAATGATCGTCTTACCAGCAACAACCTTCGTACCGACAGCCAAAATACAAGCCTGACGCAAGTGGCAATAACCCCAGAAACCGCCCTTAAGGTCTTTCACAACAGCAACATGGCCCAAAACATCCGACCACTTCACCAAAACAACTTCACCAGTCGTAAACGAAGGAATCGGAGTGCCACCCGGCAAAGAAAAATCTACACCACGGTGAGGGTTGTCACGCTTAGAACCATCGTACAAAATGGTGTTACCAAACTCGCCACCCTCAGGGATCTTAGACTTTGGAAACGGTAGGACATAGTTGCTCATATTAAACCTCTAATCAAAGTAAAAAGTGCCGTCCCAAAACCAACTATACCAGTAGACAGCGCCGCCCAAATAAGTTTCGGAATCCAAGCATTCTCATCCTGATTCTTCTCAACCGCACGAACACGATCAGGCAAATCAGACATATTCTGCAACTGCGCAGCCAACTGAATCAACAACTTATTAGTTTCCTGCTGCTCCCTATAAAGGTCATTAATAGTGACCTTCACGTGCATAGCCTCATTCTCAGCCATTACAGGATGTTACCAATCAGGCGATACTGGCCCGCAGCAACACACAAAATAGTTGCACCAGCATACTGTGCAGCAGTCTTAGTACCAGTACCAGTCAAAGTAACACCAGACCCAGCAGTAAAAGTAACCTGCCCAGTACCATCCTGAATAACATCAATACGCTGCGAAGCAGTCAAAATATTAGGCACAGACACACTCACAGCAGCAGAAGAAGTGTAACGAACCACATTATTCTTATCGCCAGACAACAAAGTGTCAGTAGTCAACGCAACATCGCGCACGCTAGTCGTAACAGCCGCTGCAGCCTCCACAGCGTCCAAACGGGTATCAAGAGCAACATCAGCTGCCTCAAGCGCATCAAGGCGCACATCAGCTGCTACAGCCTCAGCGTCAACCTTATCCCAGTTAGCATTAATCTCAGCAGTCTCAAACGCTTGGTTAGAACCAATCACTGCCTTTTTCAAAGCGAGACGTGGAGTGCTCGTATACGACATAAAAAATCCTTTAGTCTACCCGTATCGTCTCAACTTCAATACTAGCACTAGCTGGCTCAGGAAGCGCAGCAAAATGTGACTGCCCCGAAGCCAAAGCAATCAACTCACGAGCAATATTACGCTTCACCGCAGGATCCAACACATGCCGCAAAATAATATCCTGCACCTGCATAAGAAGCGCAGGCACATCCAAATTCTGTTTAGCATTAGGATCAAAACGCCCAGTCAACTGATTCAAGAACGTAATCGCCTTCATATCGCCCTCTTGAACCTTCTGGCCCAAAGCAGCATCCGCCATCGGCAAAAACTTCTTCAAATTATCTTCAGACTTCGCAGCCATAGCAGCCCCGAACTCCTTCTGACGCATCCAACCATCAACCTCATTGAGGCTAATCTTCATACGCTTCGCCAACACCTGAGGCGTCAACATATTCAAAGGATTCAAATACGCCTGCAAAAAATTCTCTTGCCTAAGCGTCAAATTAGGGTTCTGCGTCGTCTTAATACCACGATCAGCTAAAGCACGCTGAAACTTACTAGACCCCCAAACAAGCTCCACATCCTCCTTAGACAGGCTCGCATCCTGATCTAAAAGAACCTGCGTCTCCAAGAAAAGCCCCTGACGATCTGCAGCAATAGCAGCAGCCAAAACAGCCTCAAAAAGAACCTGCTCCTTAGTTTTCCTCGGAGAATCAAGGCGAGACTCAAACTTATTCGCGTCCACTCAATCTCACAATCTCATCCTCGATATACCAAATCGCCTTACGTAAATCCTGCACATCCGCATTGCCATCTTTAAGGCCAGCACGCCACAAATACTTAATAGCATTACCAACATTAAAATTGCGGTGACGAGTGACAGAAATACATTCCACACCAGAAGGATCAGACGTGTAATGGCTCGGATGATTAACCGCATCATGCTCCATCTTTCTTCACCTCAACGCCCGCACACACCTTACGCCCACAACGACGACCATGCACATTAATACACTTACAAAACGGAAACTCAGCCACGGGGTAGTCCCTCCAACTCAACCAAATACTCCGGCGAAACACCCAAAATCGTAATGAGCTTGCCCGACAAAACATCAGGCATACTAACCGTCTTACCCGACTCGTAATCCCTCACAGTCGCAGGATTCAACCTCAACATGCTCGCAAACGCAGTCGGCGTCTTCGCCAACTCTTTTCGCCACAGGGAGAAAGACGGGTAATACTGGCTTAAAACGTACGGAGGCACCTCCAACAGGTTCTTTGCCGCAGGTGTCAAACTTGCAACAGAAGGATTCTTCAACCACTTCTCAATCTCACTCTCAAGGTAGGTGGGCGGCACATCAAGAATGCCCGCAATAGTCTGCAATAAGGCCGGGCTAGGACGCTTAGTGCGCCCATCCTCAATAGCCGTGAGGGCGCTGCGATGAACGCCAGCACGCTGAGCCAACTGATTCTGACTGAAGCCTGCCGTAATCCTAGCAAGCCTTAACGGGTGATCTGCAATACGAGCCATATTGCAATAATAGCATCAATGATAGACAGGTGTTGATTTTTGAATTTTTGGAGGAGGGATGCTAACTATAGGGGACGGGTGGAATCGCCTTCACAACATGGTTTCGCTATCAATGCCTGCCACAAGGGCATCGCAAGCGAGGCAGGCTATACCCCCCCCTAGGGGGATAGGGCTTGCAAGTATAAGCAAACACGATACCTAGTATTGCTAACGATGATGAAGCATTTAGCACCCTGGTCGATAGAGTTATTACATAGCCCGGCACCCGCAGGGCTACCCGACCAAAGGAGCACATCATGACCGCAACCACCACCCGCGCACAGCAGGCAGTCCTTGCTTTCGCTTACGACGCTAGCCACGCTTGGCTAGTCGTGTCACTTGACGAGGAGCATGGCTTCCCGGAGGCGATGAACTTTGCCTCGCAGTATTCTTACGTGAACCTAATGGGCAGTAACTTTGCTGGTGACGTTTACTTGGAGGAGGACGTGGACGCTCTAGCGTTCATCAAGACCTATGGCATCGACGTCACCGCCGTTCAACAGTATGAACTTCCGAATGGCCACGTTGTCCGTGACTGGCCTACCGGTGAGGCTAACCCGGAAGACCTAATGGACATTCTCCGCAAGCACTTTTAACCCCCTAGCCCTGAGCATGGCACTAAAAGGCTCACCCAACCAACCAACCAAGAAAGAAAGCAATCATGCAAACCTTAAACAAGAACAACTATGGCGCAACACTCGCGCAGGCCGAAGTCTGCATTAAGCGCCTTGAGCCATTCCATACCGGCACGCTTAGCGGAGCATGGGAGCAATACGACAAGGACGGCACCGAGGGCTATGTTGTCCGTTCTTACGGCGTTCTAATCGCTGAGGCATACAAGAACTACAACGGCCTAGCCACCGACGCCTACGACTACAGCACCACCACCAGCAAGCACGCAAACATTGTTAAGAAAGCATGGTCAATCTAATGAGCAAGCAAGAATTTCTAGAATCACTTTACGACTCAGAGCGCAACCTAGTCGAGGCCGTAACCATTGAGTATGAGTCAGGCTTTGACGATTACGAGGCAACCCTTGAACGCAAATACGAGGAGGGCTTCATTGACGCAATGCGCCACGCCTACACCCTCCTAACTGGCGATGTTCTAGGTGGCTCAACCGCCGATGAAATCATTGACGCAACCCGTGAACTAGCAAAGAAAGACAAGGAGGCCAACCGAATCTAACCCCTCCCGACTATCCCTGCCAGTCTCAACCCCCTGAGGCTGGCAGGGATTTTTTTATGCTCCGCATAGAAAGGGGACGGCTGGAATGTGTGCCGCGCCTTGTGCCTTGCCACGCCTA